TCGGTGCAGCTGCTTCCCTTGCTTCACTTATAGCTCTAGATAAGATGAACAAATTCTTAGTTTGGGTACTTTTTATAACCCTTACTTCTATGCAAGCTATGGGAAATACCTACTATGCATATACAAACATACAGGATTTCCAGGGGTGGAGTGAGTTATTTGGTTTAATGGAGGAGGATATTATATTTCAAAAACGCATACTGTCGATAATCAGTGGTGCGATACTTCCCCTTGTAGCTCTAGGCTTTATAAAATCCCTAGTCGATTATATAAAGCCAGAAAGTACAGAGCAGATAATAAATCAGTATCCTACCGTAGAAGAAGATAACGATTCTCATCTAGATGATCCGAGAATTAAAATATCCTATGATAAATCTGATATTTCTTCGGAAAATAACGTGGATGTTATAAGTATATCTGAGATGAAAGAGGAAGATACTTCTACCCAAATTGAGGAACCTAGAGATTTACCCGCTTTGCAATATGTAAACTTGAGTCAGGATCAGCCCGAAACTGATAATCAAATTCCACAGCATGCTTCGCAAGAAATAGTTAACGCTAATTACAACAGGCAACCCCAAAATAAAAGGGTTCCTCCTTTTAGATAAGGATAAATAAAAGAATAAGAAATGGCAGATTACGCACAGACCCAGCAGGAGTCAAATAATCTAAATTACGACGGAGGTGGTAGTACAGGAGGTACCTATACACAAACCGTACAAGGTGGATCCAACAGTGCACCCGTTTTTACACCGGGTGCTTGTACTTTTACTGCTAAATATACTAACGTTGCTCGAACTAGAGAAAAACTCGCACTGATAGATTGGACGTTTAAGTATAAGAACCAACCTGCTGTTTTTAAATACTTTAAGTCTTCTTTTAATGTATGCTTGCAGTCAAATGTGATGGATACTTTGAGTTTAGCTTCTTTTTTTCATCCTTTCCTTTCTTTTTCTAGTTACCAAAAGCAAACATTTGTAATAGAACCGGATACTTCAATCGATATAGATACTGGTAATTTTGCCAACACATTAAATGAGGTTAGCTTTATATTGGCGAGAGCTTATTATCTACCAGCACAAAATGGAGCTTCTAGAGTATTATTTTGGGACTACGATGGAAACACTAGATACCCAATGGGTGAAATTATGGTTTTAACTGGTGCTGTAAAAGATGATCAGTATTGGAAAGGATGGAATATAAGTTCCTTTTCTAATATAGGTCACACAGGTCCGGTATCCAATCCTAGTTTGGGTGGCATCACCTTTACAAACCCAACCGAATCGCCAGTTAAACTGGTAGTAATAACAGCAAACTAATATGGCAACAAGACCCGTTATATGTCCCTATATAGAACCAGAGGGATTGAAATTCGAAAGAACTAACCTGGTTATAGATTCAAACAGCATGATGAATCCTCAGATAGTGCTTATGCTAGAGGATTTGTTATTTGATGTTCCTGCATATTCAAAATCAACAATAAATCTTAAAGCTGAATCCTGCGCACTGATAAGCCAATCAGATATAGCGGATCCTGGCGGGTACGTTAGCTTTATAGCTATTAAAGCAGTCTACCCAGCTGGGACTTTAGAAAAAGACAAGTTCGTTACGTGGGAATATAGGGGTAATCAATATTTTATGGGTGAGCTTACTGTATTGAGCGGTGCTAATGTCACAACTTTTGATTCTGAGCAGTATGGCTGGAATTTGGCTAAACCCGGACCGATATATCAGGACGGAGGTATAACGGTGTGTAATCCCCACCTGGACAAAAGGGTAATTTTGGAGATATTGGTTTGCAGATAATGATATATAGACCAAAAAGTACTCTGAAAAAGATATATAGAATACAAAAAAATTATTAACACATGGACTTCATTAACAAAGTGCAAAATTTAAAAGAAACTACTACCTCACCGGAGGTTAAATCTCTATGTGAGAACTTCTTAAACGAGGCATCAAATAAAAATACCCTTATAGAGGGACTTAAAAATTCTAATGATGCTGAAGTTTCTGGTTTCTTAAGGGAAAATACATCGAATATCTGGAACGATTTCAGAAATCAAGAAATGGAAGCTTCTAAAAAAGCCGCTTCTTCACTTTTAGAATCTTGGAGCCAGAATACACCCAAGGGAACTAATTCTGGAACTTGGATTTCACCCTCGAAAGAAAATTCAGGGGGTAAAGAGGTTAGCTCTTTAAATGAATCTCTTTCCCAAATAAAAGGGGATAAGGCTGTTAATTCCTTTTTAACTTCTGAGTCTATTAAAAATCTAGGTGTGCTTGAGTCTGTTAATTCACTTCTTACCTCACCTGTTGCCGATCACGTGAAGGCTAAGATCATGCTAGAGAATTATAAAAATATCCTTGTTAATAAGAATATACCTGAGTATGCAGTTATTGAAAATTTTGTTAATGATTTAAGCCAATTGACATGGGATGCTAAATCTAAAGAGATTTTTGAATCCCTCCTAGGCAAAGTTAATAATTACAACAGGGAAATATATGTCTCTAAAGTGATAGATTCAATTAAGGGATCTGGATCTAGAGAATTTTATTCAGATCTTTATGAGTGCTTAAATGAGTGGATGGTATCTAAAGACAAGTCAAACGGTCTACTAGTTAATAAAATCTCTAAATATTCTTTTAACCCAGTAGTTAAAAATCTGATAAACTATTTGAATCTTAACGAAAGCCAAAAAGATTCAAGCAGACTTTCTATCCCCGAGACTAATCAGGGTGAATCTTATGTAGAGAGAGCTTATTCCGCAATGGCAACTAACGAGGATCAGAATTTTGCATTTGGCCTTGGTGGATTTATCTTCGAAGCAACAGAGAATGGTGTACAAAGAATAGACGCTAAGACCGCAGCTTCCGCATATGGTAACACATTTGTTAATCTATTGGGAATTACTTCTAGACCCGATGTTAAGATAAATGAAGCGGGTGTTCATTTCACAATTGGTAAGAAAATAGTTACTATAACAGAAGGGACAGAGAACAATCCTAATGTATTCGTTGGAAGAAATAAATTAACTTTTTCTAATGTTAACGAAATGGCTAAGCTAATAGGATTAGAAGTGTCTTCTTATATGGGATATAATGATATGTCTCTTGTAAAAGATATAGCTACTGTTTATGAAAATTACAATTCTTTCGTAGAGCTTGATTTTGCTAAGTCTATCGTATCTAGAATTTACGAGGGACTTTCTGTTAATATATTCAAATGGAACGATAAGATCTACATTCAGAGAATAAATGAAGCTATGAGAGAGAATTCAATATTCTCTGTTAGTAGCATGCAAGCTGTTAAGCTAGTAAAGGACACATTAAGATATGATATTTCTGAGGGTCTAAGCGAATTCTTAGTTGGTGAATTAAGAACTAAATCAGTTCTTCTAAATGACAGAAGTAGTCTACTTGAAAACATACAAAAAGTTGAAGAGCAATTGAGCAAGATTCAATCCCTGATTGAGCAACATAATTACTCACATTCACCTGAGCTTAAAGAAGCAGAGAAGATGCTAAAAAGAGAATTAAAGGTTTTAAGAAATAAATGGTCTAGCATCAACGAGGAGATTGAGAAATTTGAAAATATTGATTTTGATTATAGCATGTCTCTTATAGAGGATGCTAAATTTAATATAGGAGACTACGTTAAAATAAAAGAATCTGGTGAAACCGGTAAAATTATTTCAATAGACGGTACCTCTGGAAGATATACAGTTTTAACAGATGCGGGTAGAACTGAAGATCATAGAGTAAACGATATTCAGGATTTAGAAGAAGCTATGTCTGATGCAGCAGAAAAGAATGCTGAAAAGGCAAGTGACTCAGATAAATCATATTTTAATAACGACCCTGCTAGCGATATCGAAAGCGACGAGTCTGAGGAAGAGGATGGCACCGAGGAAGTAAAAGAATCAAATACTACTTTCTCTAAAGCACCAACAGGAGCTAAAAATGTTAAAGAAAAGCAATCACAGCCAACGTACGCTAAAGCTCCTAGCTCTAAAGAACAGGATAAACCAATGGCACACGACCTAAAGAATCCTAAAGCTGCTCGTTATGCGGAAGGAGTTAAAGGTCAAAAGCCAACTGATTTTGATGTTGATGGTTATGCCATTGGTTATAATATCGACGAAGCTGATGAAGTAAAAGGTGGATCACAAGGATTAGTGGAAGCGCCTAATTTCGGTAAAACTGAGAGAACGCATGATAAAAATGCTTTAGCTGACATGGCAAAAAAACATGGCTATTCGAAAGCTCCTGGCGGGAATGACAAAATAGATCTTTCATTGGATTTATTACACGGATACAGAAAGGTACAAGAAGGAGTGGCTACTAAATCGGGTCCAAATACTGCTACCGCTCCAAGCAAGCACAGAGATGCTATAGACTTTGGAGTAAATGACAAGATCAAATATAACTTGGAAGAGTCTGAATTGCAAAAAAAAAAGTAAGTCGTAATTATTATTTTGCTCCTGAGAATCCAGAACAAAATAAACAAGGTAAGCCTTTCGTAGATCCTTTAAAAGGAAGATTAGCAAAGGCACCAACTGAGCCGATAAACAAACACGTAGAGGATAGCGAGGAAGACGAGGCCGAAACAAACAAGTAAAAGCTTAATATAAAGATAAATTCTAAAATTTAAGCACAGAGATAAAATATCCCCTGTTTCTAATAAGAATAGGGGATTTTTCTTGCACATAAAAAACCCCGCAAAATGGCAAAAGTCTATGTTAAAAACAGTGAGCTCCTTAGAGCTGTATGCGAATCTAAAGAGAAAGGACAGCTAACAAGAGAGACTATTGATATGTTTACCCTCATGATAGACGGTATTTCTAAGAAGATGTCTTACAAGGATCCTGATGATAAGGATGATTGTATGGCTTTTGCCATGGAGGATCTTTGCAAATATTGGAATAGATTCGACCCTGCTAAATCTAATAATCCATTTGCCTACTTCACTCAGGTTGCAAAGAATGGATTTGCTAAGGGGTGGAAGAAACTACACCCGCCAAAGAATCCTAAAACTATACCTTTCAGTTATATAACAGGGGAGGATAATAGTTACAACGTTTAATATGTCCATAAAAAAGGTTAAACCTAACGGAAAACATAAGCATGGACTTTACAGTCCTCAGAACACGGATAAGTATATAGGTGATATACATAATATCATTTACAGATCCTCGTGGGAGCAGAGATTCTGCGCATATTGTGATAGAAACGAAATGATAGTTAAATGGAGCTCCGAACCTCTTTTTATAGATTACTGGAATCCATTAGATAAGAAAATGCACAAATATTATGTGGATTTTTACATAAAGATTCTAAAGGAAGACGGCACATATCATGAGTGGATAATAGAGGTTAAGCCAGAGTCTCAAACTCAAAAGCCAATATACGAGGGTAAAAATATGACTCTTAAAAAGCTAGAGAGCTATAACTATAATATGAAAATATGGATAACGAATCAGGCAAAATTTAAAGCTGCTAAAGAATGGGCTATCCAAAGAGGTTTTAGATTTGGAGTGGTTGACGAGAAATTTCTTTTTAATAGTAAATGAGTTTTTCTGAAAAAATAAAATCATACAAGACCGGGTTCATATCGCAATCTGAGGTTGTTTCTAAAACTGATGATTATTTCATAAGTTCCTATATAAAGTTATCCAACAAAGATTTTAGTCCTGAAAAATTCAACGGGCAATTTATCCCTGGTAAGATCTACATTTTTAGATACAATCCAAAACAGAAACCCGATGATGGTAAAAAAAAAGAGAAGGAGTTTATAAACAGACTACCGATAGTTTTAGTTTTTGATGTTAAAAAATCAAAAGATCTAAACAACATATTATATGGGTCTGATTTAATAGCTACACCACCTGATGAAAGGGTTAAGATATTGGAGAGGATCTATGACTTTTCGGAGAGCACAATAGACTCTAATAAAAAGTCAGGAAACCAGACCCCTGTTAATTTAAGTGGTGATAAAATAAAGTCTCTACTAAATGGTACTGGGTATATCGGAAGCACTAAAGGATTCGATATTTCATCAATGTCTGAAGTTTATGTCATAGACTATGATGATTGGAAAAAAATACCATATCTCAGCGTAGCCCTTCTTCAAGGGTCTTCCCCGACTGAGATATATAATACCTATAGATCGAAATTAAAAGATAATTCTGGTCTAGAAAGTAAAAATAAGTAGTGAATGGCTGGTTTTATAGATAACGAAAATGGTAACCCTGTATTTCAGAGGATTAGAGAATCGGTTAAGTCGATTTCTAAGTTCGGTATGAAATACGAAGACATGGTGGTTAAGAACTCCATGGCTGTTGGTGCTACTGAAGCTGCTTTCCTTAACCAGAATAAGACAAATGTTCCGGATGAGAATATGATGTATAGTCTTGCTAAGCAAGATACTATGGTCAAACAATATATCTCTTATTTTGACAAGGATTATAAGGGAAAGAGAGATTATCTTAGGAAATTCTCTCTTAACCCGGAAATAGAAGGTGTTCTTGATATCGTTTGCGACGAAGCGATAAACTACGATCCCTCTAATTATTATGCGTATCCCGATTTCCTAGATATAACTACCTTAAAAGAGAAAACAAGGGAAAAGGTTTATGATGTTTTTAGAAAAATATATGACATCTGGGGATTTAGCGATGATATAACAGCATGGCAATTCTTTAGACAATTCATGGTGGATGGATTCCTTGCATTTGAAATAATCTGGGACGATAGAGGAAAGGAGATAATCGGATTTAAAGAACTGGACGCTACCTCTTTAATACCTAGTGTAGAGAAACAGCCGGACGGAAGACACGTTAACGTTTGGATACAATACCCGAATGATCCTAAAAAGACAAGGATGCTATATGACTCCCAGATCATATACATGTCTTATGCTAAGGGAAATTCAGTTTCTAGATTAAGCTATATCGAGAGATTGATTAGACCATATAATACTCTAAGAATTATAGAATACACTAGAGTAATTTGGTCTGTAATGAATGCCTCATTTAAGCTTAAAATGACCGTTCCTGTTGGATCAAGATCACCGCAGAAAGCTATGCAGACACTGGGCGAGCTTATGAGTATCTATAAGGAGGATATTAGCTTGAGTGACGACACAGGGGAATTGCTAGTAGACGGATCACCTAAGATACAATTCTATAAGAATTATCTTATACCACAGGGTCAAAACGGGCAACCTACGATTGAGCCCTTGACAATGGAGGGACCAAACTTAAACGATCCTGCTCCCCTTGCATATTTCTACGATAGATTCATAGAGGAATCTAAAGTGCCGGCTACAAGATTTAAGGGATTAGATGGTTCTTCTAGTGCAACTTATTCTAACACTGCAGATGGATTGGACAAGGAAGAGGTAAGATTTAGTAAGTTCATAAGTAGATTGAGAACCAATTTTCAGGATATCATTATAAAGCCACTTTGGCTACAGCTATGTAAGGAGAATCCAGAATTAGAAAAAGATCTAGTTTTTAAGAGCCAACTTGGACTTAAGTACATCAGTGAGAACCCTTTTAGGGTAAACCAGGAAATGGAATTGATCACAAAGAGAAAGGAAAGCGTAGATTCACTGGCTGCTATAATGGAAGACGGGGATAAACCTTATTTTTCACAGGCTTACTTAATTGAGAATTTTCTTGGACTTACTCCTGCAGATATTAAAGCGAATAAAATAGCAAAAGAAAAGAGGGCAAAGGAGAAAGAGAAAGAAGGCGGTGAGGAAGAAGCACCAGAAGTTACTTTATAAATAAAAGATAGAAATGGCAGGATTTATAGATCCCATACAACAAAATAGTGCATTCGGAACGATTCTGAGAAGTCTTTCTCAGATATCTAGGTTTGGTATGAAATACGAAGATATGGTTGTTAGAAATTCACAGGCCATAGGTAAAACCGAATCCGAATTCTTCAATGAGCAAGGAACGGGATTTACTGAAAGCGATGCTTTCTATTGGACAGTTTCTCATTCTGATACGAAGGTAAGAAAGTACATAGCATATTTCGATAAGGACTATATAGACAAAAGAAACTTTCTAAGAAAGTTTTCTCTGAATGGGGAGATAGAGTTTATACTTGATACTGTAACTGACGAATCCGTAGTTTACGACGAGAAGAATTATTTTGCATACCCGCATATCAAGAATCTGGACGTAAGTGATAAGGTGAAGGATAAGCTGATGGAGAATTTTTACCGAATCTATCACCTTTTCAATTTCCAGGAAAGTATATTAGCTTGGCAGGTATTTAGACAACTTCTAATCGATGGGTTTCTAGCTTATGAGATAATCTACGATAGCAGAGGTAAACAGGTTATCGGCTTTAAGGAGCTCGATCCGACATCTTTACAACCTATGGTTGAAAAAGTTGGTGAAAATGATTTCCA